GTGGCGTACCATTACAACGTTAGACCATTCAGGGACGCCCTTACCCAAAGCGACCCTGCCACACCGAACTTACCCGTACTCACCATGAAGAACTTTGTACTAACATCGTTCCCCCATGACGAGGTATCCCAACTGGAAATATCCCAAGCTGAGCCGGTATCGTCCGGTACGCCAGATATGTACTCCGGTTGATCCTCAACGTAGTCCACGTTGAACTGCGCATTTAGCGGAGGATTGCCGTCGCACCCTAGCAGTAGCTTGGCAAAGTGAAAGTGTTTGTTCGAGTTGGTAGTACCGCTACCGTCCTCGAAATAGTTGTACGCTTGCTTACAGTCGAGCAGGATCGGGGCGTTGTCGTCAAGCTGCCCCGTGTCGTACTTCATAATGCGACCATCGTACTTGCCAAAGTACATGTCGCCATTGAACTCGCACCAACAGATGCCGTTCAGGTTCGTAAAGCGTGTCCACGCCTTCGTGACGGTGTTCTGTACGAACTGAACGTACGCGCCTGCGATACTCGACGTGGCGGGGACGTTCACGAACATAAGCCCCCTGCGGGGGTAGAACGCGGTCTGCCAGCCATGCACGTTGGCGTTTTGGTTCTTCTCCTGTACGTACTTGCCTAGCTTGTACGTAATGGCGTCGTCGTCCTTTGAACCGCCCTCGCGGCGAATAGCGCTGAACGGCAGTGCGCCTTCCAGCGTAAGGATAACGAGTTCGGAGCCGTAGTTGAACGCGCAGTTGCGGCCAATCGGCGGCGCGGAATAGTACCGGCTAACCAACGCCCAATTCGCCGCGTTCGATGGGTCCGTACCGGCGTACACTAAGTACTCGCCTTCGGACGTAATGAACACAATGTAATCGGCAGGACCGTTTCCACTGTCCGTACTGAACGAGGCCGTGGCGACTAGGTAGCCGCCTTTTTTAGCTATCTGCGACAGGTCGAAGTAATTGGCCGCGCCCTGTATCGAACCGACGCCCAAGTACCAAAAACCGAGCATGTCCTTCTGTGCGAAGTACAGCCGTCCCTTGAAGCCAAACACGTGCGAGAGCGTTGCAGCGGAGCCGGTAAGGCCCGTAATGACTAGATTGGTAACGGTCGTACCATCGTACGAAAACGGCACGTCAAGCCCGGACACGCCAATAAGGAACTGCGCGCCCGCGTTGCTGAACATCGTACTAATTATGCGGTTACTGTTGCGCCCCGTTTGGAGCGCGGCGGGCGGCGCGTTGGTCGTAACGTCCACGATTTTGCCGTTACCGAACGCCAGTAGCTTTTTGTTAGCGACAGCGCCGCCCACGTACGCAATCAGGCTTTCGACCGGGCCACCGACGCTTGCCGCTGCAACATGCTGCGCGTGGCCCCCACGGGCGTCAACGGTGGCCGTGCCGGGTACCCAATTATCAAGTACGAACGCGTCCTTGGCGGGCATGTCCGCAAGGCCGTCGCGCCCGTTCAGGCCCCCTATAGGTGCCGGTACGGTAAGCTGGCGCGCCGTCTGCTTCGTATTGACCTTAGGTGTTAGCATTAGCTGCCGAACCCGCTCTCACGGGTGTACCCGCTTGTAAGCGGCCCATCGTCGTACCGGTCGAAACCGACGCCTAGGCACGGCTGCGCCAGAGCGGCGGCGAACTCGCGTGCGACTACGGCTTCGTACTCCGCGAGGTCGGCGCTGAACTCAAGGCCCTTAGCGTGCTTGATGCGCCATTTCAGGCCCATGCGGATAAGTGCTTCGTCCACTAGCGCCACGTCCGCGTCGGCGCTGTACCGCAGCGTTTCCGAGTTGTCCGCGTGCGCCGCAAAGTTCTTCGTCATGTACTCGAACACAACGTTGTCAACGGCTACGGGCGTCGGCAGAATGTTCAGCTTGAGCGGGTTGCCGTAAATGCGTACGCGCGCCGTGCTAAGCGTTCCGAGGTTCAGAGCCTTGGTACGCTGCCACTCGCCCGCCGAAATGGAGCCGCGCATCGCGTAGTACCGGTCCTTGTCGAACACGGTTTCCTGTAGGAACTTGCGGTAGTCCGCAGGAAGCGCGTACTGTGCTTGGCCCACTACAGTTGGAAATGTGTACTCACGCGTCAGTACGGGCCAGTTGAACCGCTTGCTGAGTTCTTCGAGTTCAGCGTTAGCGAGGCTGTACATTTGACGCGCAAGCTGTTCAGTAGAGGTTGCCACAACCGCTGGCCGTGGCAACCCTACTTCGTCGCAAACGCGCTGTACTACGTCGAGCAGCGCCATGTGCGTTTACAGTCCGGGCGTAACGGCAGTGGCGACCGTACAAATGGCCGACACAACGTTTTCGCCGGTTGCCGCGCGTTGCGCCAGCCGTTGCGCGCGTACAGGATCAGCGCCATGCTGAACTGCAACGTCTGCAACCGTACCGGTCGTCTGAGCGGCAAGTACTGCGAGTTCGCACCCAAAGTCCACCTTTTCGGCGGTCGTCATGGTAGTACAGCCCGACAGTGCCAACGCGGCCCCGGCTACTAGGATCAATGCACGCATGTTGTACCCCCCTCTGCCCCGTAGGGCGTTGCTTAGATGATCGGAAGCGCGTTCCCGCCGCCAGCCTTTGGCTTGGCCTTGGAAGCCGCCTCAGAGGCCGTAGGAGCCGCCACAGGCGTTTCAAGGGCCTTGGCAGGCTCCGGGGCCGTCTGAGGCGCTGGCTGGCCGTCCTGAGCCGTCAGGCGGGCCGACAGGTCGGCAAGCTGCTTGCGTAGGTCCGCCATGTCCGTGCGTAGCTGCTCGTTCTCGGCTGCGAGCGCTTCGGTAGGGGCGTTGCCTTCCGCAGCGGCGACGAACGCCTTGGCCTGTTCGACCAAGCCGCGAGCGCCGGGGCCGAACGCGCTGAAACGCGTTTCAGGCAGGGCGGCGAGCGCTTCGACCGTATGGATGCCCGCGTGCGCGGCGGTGGCGACAAGGGCAACCGACATGCGCGGCCATGCCGACAGGGGCGTACCGCGTACATCGACGCCTTCATGGCCGTTCCGGTACGCGTCCACCAGTTCCTTGTACTGGTCGTACTTGTGCGAGCGCTCCGGTTTGTCGATACCGACTTCATCGGCGTACTTGCGTTCGAGGATGAACACGGGCGCGCTTTCCTTCTGGCCGGGGGACGTAACCTCCGCGTACAGAACTTCGTCGTAAATCGGACGGCCACAACGCGCACTGGCGGCGGCGTTCTCTTCCGGTTCGACGTACAGGCGGACGGCTTCACCATCCTTGCCCTTGTACAGACCTTGATTAAGCATTTCAGTACTCCTTGGTTTCGCCCTGTGGGAAGTACAAGAGGGGGAGCGCCAAGGCTAACACTCCCCCTCCGTCCGCGCGGCCTGCTAGGACACGGCGCGGAACTCGTTAGGCGATAACGCCACGGCGCTTGAGGCGGAACCAAGTGAACTGGTTTGCGCCGGAAGCGTTGATTGCGAATACCTGACCCGCAGCCGCGCCGACGACAGTACCCAAGTGGGCTGCGTCGTACGTCAGTTCGTTGTTGGCAACGACTGCCGCAGGTGACTGCAAGTAAATGTACTCGTTGTTGCGCTGCGCCACATCGTCGTAACCAACGCAGATAGTACCGAGCGGAACCTTGGGGCCGGTGCCACCGTTCGCTACCGTGTCGGCAACGTCAGTGAACAGCGGAAGGCCAAGGGCCGGATTGGAAGAACCGGGACGGATGCCCATGATTGTAACCCTTTCATTCTTTCTGTGTACAGGGGGTAGTTAGCCCCCTGTACGGTGATGCCGGGCGTGTTACGCGATCAGTGCGCCTTGGAACTGCGCGCCCGAGAGGGTCATGTTACCCGCCCAGCCGATCAGTTTCACCATGGCGTCCTGATTGGTCGAGAACCGATCCGGTGCCAGTGGCACGTACTGGCGCTTCGCGTGCGGCCGCAGATAGATGTAATCCGTGTTAAGGAAGTACATGTGATTGGCCGGGCACGCGCCGCCGATACCGCCGTCGAACACAACGTCCGCGCTCTGGAACTTAAGGTTCTCAAAGCCCGCCTGTGCCATTTCGGCGTTCGTGAACCGCTGCTGCGGCTGCAACGCTTCCATGTACAGACGGTAGTAGTTGTTGTCGGCCACGATCATGTCCGTACGGTCGGTACCGCGAACGAGGTTCAGGTACAGACGGTTCATGTACGAAATGATGTTCGCAGTCGTCGCCGCGCCGCCACCATCGGCAACCGCACCGAACTTCTGCGAGCGCCAGAACGCCCACGTTGCACGGTTGATACCGCCAACCGTACCGGCGTTCGGGGCATCGGGAACAAGCAGGCCGAGGCCGCCGATTTCCTTACCGCCGCTGCCGGTGCCGTCCGCGTACACGGCGGCGCCCATGCGGTTCTTCATGGTACGTTCGGCGTTCTCGATCCGGCCTTCAAGAAGGTCGATGATCTGTTCGTCGCCCGCGTTCATCAGTTCTTCGAGGCCCGACACGGACACCGCAACCGACGCCTGCTTCCAGTCGTACGCTGCGGCGCTGAACACTTCGGACGGCGAAATGTTCAGGGGGTCGTACCCGCTGTACCATCCGAACGTGCCGTTCTCGCCGTATTCGAGTTCCTGAATGATCTGGCGTCCGCCAGATACAGGCTTGCGCTTGCCCTTCTTTTCGAGCCGGTCGAGCAGCGCATGGTTCTTCGACACGTTATCGGCCAGCTTGCCGGAACGCGCCTCAATCGTCGTGGTGACGATTTCCGAGAGGTTTGGACTTGCCATGACTTGTACTTATCCCCCACGTGGCCCCCGCCACGTAATTGAGTTAGGTGTGTGCCGCGATTGCGGCGCGAAGCGTATCCCGAACGGACCCGGAACCAATGTCCTTGGGCTGAGTACTACCCGGAGCCGGTGCTTGACCTGTAACGCTACTACCTGCGTGGGCTGCGCGAGCCGCGTGTTCCCGCTGTCCGGCAAGGCGCTGAGCATCCTGCGCTGCGAGCAATTTTTGGCGTACTTGGGGGTTTGCCCAACACGCCCGCTCGTAGGCTTCGGTCAGTACGTCCTTGTGCGACGCAGACGGGTTTTCTTGCTTCACCTGATTGATGTACGGCAGGATGCCGGTACCAAGTTCGGCTAAATGCGGGCGTAGGAGCGTACCGTCCGTACCCGTTTCAGACGCGAACTGCGTGGTGAAATCAACTAGGCTTTGATGCTGCGCGGCCTGCTGGCCTTGCGTCATATTGGTAATAGTACCGGTGAGTTGTTCAACCTGTTGGCGTAGTTCCTGTACGGCAGGATCAATGTACTCGTCAGAACCGCCCCCTTCCGCCAGTGCGGTTAGGTCGATACCATGCTGTCCGGCGAACCACCCGATGAAGTCAGCGGGCGACTGTCCGGCGAAGTCCGAAAGAGCGAGTAACTGGTTCACGGCTTGCGCCTCAGACATGCCCTGCATGGCCCATGCCTGACGCCTCGCGCCGATTACAGTTTCAAGCTGTTCGTACCCACGGTAACGTTCGGCCTGTTGTTCGACGCCTGCCATAGTACGCGCAAGGTCAGCTTGCGTTTCCGCCGGTAGTGACGCGAATACTGCGGGATCAATGCCCTGCGGAGCCTGTACGGCTGCGGGCTGTTGTCCCGGTTGTTCTGTAACGGGCTGCGCTTCCGCGCCCGGTTCCCCTGCCTTCGGCGCGAACTGGCCGGTGGCGGTACGCCCGTCGCCGCGATCCTCTGCGGCGGGGGCGGCTTCACCGCCCTTGAACTGCGCGGTAAGTTGGTCGCGGAGCGAAAGCGGCTTGTCGCCGTCCTGCCGCGTCTGCGTATCCGTACGCGCGGGCTGGTTGTTCTGCTGAACTACGTCCGAGCCGTGGGCCGGGGCAGTACCGGGCGCTGCGGGGACGTGCGCGACAGTGCCAGCGTTGCCAGCATCGAAGTCGCCGCTTGAAAGGTCGGAAGTCAGGTCCACAACATCGGCCACGTTACTTGCTCCTAGCAGTGTCCAACGCCCGCTTAATGTCGTGTCCGGCGCGGGGCATTGGAGCCGCTTCGGTACGCTTCGGGAACTTCTCATTCCCGATCTGGATTACATTGTGCCGCTTCTCGTGGTCCGCCAGCCCTGTACGGCTATGAATAACCGAACCGTCGATTGGCGACACGAACGCGGACATGCCGCGCATAATCATGGGTCCGCTGGCACGCGCAAAGTACTCATCAGTGCCGCCGTATTCTGGCAGTACGTGATTGCGCCCATCTGTACCTTTGTAAGTGTACAGTGCCGGGATAGACTTGGAGTGACCTTGTACGGATACGTAAGTCTTGCGACCTATGTAACCCTTAGGAAACTCGTACAAGTCAAACCCCGACACTGTAACCCCCCCACTCCCCTGCGTTACCGCACGGCCCCGCCTAAAGCGAAGCCAAACCCCTTCAAAAACGTCAACCCCCCGGCGAACTTTCCTGTTGATTATTTTGGTCGGCCACAAACTGCCGGTCCTGCCGCTGGCCGTCCTCTTGCCGTGCCGCGTCCTCACGCGCGCCGCCCGCCTCGAACTCGTACGCGCCCTGTGCGGCCCCTGTGCGCTCCATATCGTGCCTGTGGGCCTGATCCTGTGAGGCTAGGGCGCGGTCGTGCTGCGCGTCGATTGACTGTTCCTGCGCCTGCCCCTGCTTGAGCGCCAGTTCAGCCTTCTTAATCTCAAGTTCAACTTGCTTGATCTGCAACTGTACTTGATCGGACGCAGCCTGCGCCTGTAACTTGGCGTTCTCAAGCTGTAGCTTCTGTATTTCAAGCTGCCTGTCCTTGTCGGCTTCCACCGACTTGTGCTGTAGGTCGTTCTGCTGGCGCTGCGTGTTGCCCTGTTCCTTGACTTGCGCCACCTGTAGCGCTGCCTGCGACTTGGCCGCGCCTTCGTCCGGCTTCGCCATACCCGCGCCGCCCATCTGTGTAAGGGCGTCTTGGAACTTCTCGAACTCTTCTTCAATCGGGCGCGCGGCCCGGAAGGAGCGTACAGAGAACATCATAATTGACGCCAACAGCGGTGCCATGGTCGGGAACTGTTGAACGGTCGGCGCGGCCTGCTGCAAGAACGCCCCGATGCTCGCAAGGAACTCCAAACGCGCCTTACGCTCGTTCTCTTCGTCGGGCAGAATAGTACTGTCCGTTTCGATGCCGATGTTGGCGCACCGCTCGCGTTCCTTACGCAACAGGTCCACCGCCGCCTTGAACTTCATTACCGCGTCCTGCGCGGGGTCCGGCTGCTGCGGTGCGGCCTCCATGGGCGGTTGTCCCGGCTGCGGCATTGGCTGCGGCGGCGACGGGGGTACCTCGAAACCGCTGTACAGGGCGAACGTTTCGTCCGCAAAGTGTTCAGCGGCAATCTCAGCAATAATTACAATCAAGTCTTTGCAGAACCGCTGTACTTCCTTCTGCATGATCCTCAGGCGACCGGTGGCCCAATCCTGTTTGATCTGCTGCGCGCCAAGCGTTTCCGACGCCTTGGACAGTCCGCGTACAATGTCGCTGAACCCGGTAATTTCGTAGATTTCTGCCTTGGCCGCGTCACGGGCCTTGTACAGTTCCATGAGTACCTTAACGATCTGGTCAATCGGTACCCACACAACTGCGCCGTTCACGCCCGACTGTCCGATGAACTGGTGCCAGTTCTCAATCGGGATCATCTTGTTACCGCCCTTGGGGGACAGTAGCGCTTGCAACGCGTTTACGCTGCCGTCGAACGCGCCACGAACGTTCAGCGCGTTCGTAAGGTGGCGGATACGGTGCGTGATGTTGTCGAGTTCTTCGGCCTGCGACTGGTACTGCGAGTAGAACGGACGCGGTACGAACGTACGAGTGTTCGAGATAGCGCGCATCGGCTTCGGGAACGGCCAGAACTTCTTAAGCCGCAGCGGGTCGTCCTTTTGGTCGAGTACTTGGTCGTACCCGTCACTGATCCAGACAACCTCGCGGTTCTCCTTATCCCAGATTTCCCAAATGACGGCCTGCCGATCCTCGACTACAGGCGCGCGGTTCGTTCCGCCCTTGGTCGCGTTGTCCACGTACGTAAGGGCGTTGGCGACGGCCTCACCGAACCGACGCTTGACGCGGCTCTTGACCATGAACACCTTTTTCGCGGCCCATGGCAGTTCTTTCCACGTACGGCACGGGCCGAACAGCGCGTCCTTCCACGCAATGTAATCAATGTGGACATTCTCGGCGTCGATTACTTGCTCGTACTCGTCCGGCTTGCCGCCTTCCTTCTGTAACTTGTTGCCTTCGCGGTCGGTAGCGTCCTTGAACACTGGTTCGTACCGTACCCACGCGAAACCGAGGCCGGGGAGCAAGTAGTCCTCAACTACGTTCTCCATAACCTCGTCGAAGTCGATTTCAGACACGGCGTAGCCGACCGTTGTTTCCAACAGTTGGACCGCCTGCGCGACAATGGGGTTCTTGCGGTCGCGGTGCTTTTTCGTTACTTGCACCTTCGGCGTCTGAGCGTACAGGGACGGACGCATAGTTTCCGTGGACGAATACAGGATATTATAGCGGTCCTGTAAGCTGTCCTGTTGCGCGTTGGCCTTCTCGATCCGGTACCGGTCGATTACGCGGTCGCCGCCCGTATGGAAGTCGCTGTACGAGTTCGACGCCTTGCCGATCTGTTCGCGCCAGTACGTTGCCTTGCTGACGGTCGAGCCTTCGGCGGTGCCTTCCGCGCCCTTGCGAGCGTCCTTACGTGCCATGTGTCCCCTACCCCCTAAATCTGCGAGTACGCGGTGTCCCGCGCATCCTGCTCTTCCCAAATGTCATTCATCGTTATATTCTGCAAGGTCTTTGGCGGCGCTATGTCGTTGGCCGGTTTCTTCCTCTTCCACGGCCTCGACATAAGCCCGTAACGCAACGCATCCGGGGCGTGGTCCTCGCCGTCCGTGTCGCAGTCCTCAGGGTTGTTTATGTCATGCTGCATGGCGGGCAGTGTACGAATAAGATGCACGCATGTCTTGAACACGTACCACATGGGTACGCCAACACCGTTGCTTACTTCCGGGTCGCCGTCCTCGCCGCAGAGGCGTTCCCGTACTTGGTTCCAACCGTTGATGCGCTGATTATCGGCCTTACGGAAGAACGCGCCATGTACGGCCATGCTTTCCGCGACTGACGGGCCACCGTCCTGCTTGTACGCGGCAGGGTCGATCACGCCGTACGTTACTTTTACCGGGCTGGTCGGTACGTTCTCGTTGGCGGCGGTTTCCATCTTGACTAAGTTCTGCGCCACGCGCGAGGCGGGCCACCTTAGTCCCTGATTGGCGCTTCCGTTCCATCCGTAGTACTCACGGTATGTAACGATTGCACCTGCCGGTATATACGGTCCATTTGGTACTTGATAGCCGTCGCTGACGCAATGCCATAGTACACAAAAAGGAGAAGCAGTACCCCAATCGGCGCTCTTAAAGCGTAACCAGTGGGCCGGTATCTCAAAAGGCTCAAGCACATGCTTAGCAGTACTAAACTCAGGAAAATAAGCGCCAGTAATAACATTCCAGTCACCCTCCAACCATGCGCGTACGAGTTCGGGCGAGCCGATTTCCCGCAGGCGAGCGATGTAACCCGGATCGTTGTCTAGCAGCTTCTTATTGTCGTACACCCGGCTAGGGATGAACATTTTGGTCGTTACAAAGCCGTCCTCGTCGGTGTTTGTAATGAGTTCCATGCCCTTCGGGGCCGGATCAACAAAGTACTCCTTGACGCCATGGTGGCCGACGCCACCGGGGTTCGCGGAACAGCGAATACGCTTGTTCGGGACGTTACCGGCTGAACGCAGACACGCCTTGAGTTTCTTGTACGACTTGAGGTTAGGCCAGTTAGTAAGTTCGTCCCACCCTATCCACGTGTACTGGTGGCCCTGATACTTGTTGCAGTCCTCTTCTTTCTCGACGTGCCGCATTTTGAGCGTTGCGCCGGAAGGGAACACAAAAGTCGTCTTACTGGCCTTCCATAT